CTATCCTCCTATGGTCTTCATAACCAACGATAATTCGTTGTCGATCATCTCTTTATCAAAATTCCAGGGATATTCCTCCTGAGAATAGGTCTCGTCGTGTCCTCTGGCATAGATGTTCATAGGATTTGCCGACTGGTGATGTCGCATTTCGAATTTCGGGATGATGTGGATCATCGTATCGCTTCCGGAATCCGTCAAAACCAACGTCAAGCGAGAGTAGTAATTCTTTGAAATTAGAGGAATCTGTTTTTTGAACAAGAATTTCCACTCCGTACTGATCACGTTGTCAGCAGCGGCGGACTGGCTAACGACGTAATCTATTGCAATCAATTTTGCGGGGAGGGTCTTGATCAGCTCTGCTTTCGTTTTGTTCAAAATCAGGGTTCTTTTCAGATCAGCGGGCTTTTCAGCTGTTGTGGCGCATCCGAAGGTTAAAATCAGCACTGAAAGAGAACAAACAATAAAGGACCTGCGCCTCATAGCAGTCTGCTCCTTTCTTTGGTTCGGTTAAACACCTGTATTAGCGCTCAAGATCCCCGGCGTACCAGATCGCCTTTCCGTTGACACGATTTTTGGCGGTCGCTCCTGCCGAACCGAACCACCGTTACGATATCGTTCATTCGTCTGTACCAGTAGGGGCGGCTGACTCCAGGCCCAGGGCGATAGGCGGACAGTCGCCAGACACCCCTTTTAATTCCCGAATCTCCTGCGTTAGAGTTTTGTTTTGATTTTCCAGATCGTCAAGCCTGGCCTGCATCTTCGTGAGCAATTCGCCCTGTGCGCGGAGATCCTCCTCGCACTTTGACACGATGGATTCCGATGAGACGGCGCGATCGAAGTGGACGATATTGAGATAGAGCGCGGTGGCGTAGGATGTGCGGGATTCCAGGACACGGGCCGTCATGGCCAGGGCGTCGGAGATCCGGAACTCGATCGGGGCGCTGCGCGATTCGGCATTGGCGGGCGCATCCTCCCGGTGTGGCGGGGCGGCCTCTGAACCGTCCGCGTCGGGCCTTGGAGCGGCGGCTTCTCCTGGGAACGGTTTGCCCTGGCCGGTCAACAGCCAACCCTTGTCGCATCCATAATATTGCGATAATTTATTGATATTCTTGGGCCCGGGGAAGAATCCGCCCTCATATTGTTGCAGCGAACTAAGCCCCATTCCAATCTCTTTTGCAGCCATAGCCCGGCTGATGCCCTTCTTGTTCCTTAGAAGAAGAAGGCGCCGCCCAAGCTCGTCATCTCGAACCTTGTTCATGACCATAAAGACAACCATTGTCCGTGCAACAGTTAACGATCTAACTGATGCAATTAATGCAACGGTTGATAAATCCGTTGCAATCTCTATAAATACGTACGTTTAGCGCTGATCCGAGAAAATAATTACAAAATTAACTGGTGCGTTACTTTTTTGCTTGACATGGTTATTTTAGTGGTCTATACGTCATAACCATAAGCCGTCCGAAAATAGACAACGCCCCCTCCGGGGAGGAAGCCCGGAGGAAACAACCAGGAGGGGCATCATGGGCAAGCTCATTGAGGAGACATTTGAAGCAGTAGCTGCGCAACTAACGTCGTCCACGAACTTGGAATCTCCACCGCCTCCCTCTCTTTCTTTAACGCCTTCAAAGCGATCGTCGCCGCATTCAGTCGGTCGCAGTACAGGGCCATTATTTTGGGATCAATTCTGCCGAGAGATTTCCAATGCTCTTCGGGTGTATCACAGTCGAGGACTTGCTCGATGAACGTATCCACCTGCGCTCGGAACTTTTCCCGCATTGCCGGCAAATCATCTCCCCATGAGTTGAGGATATCAAGCGGACGGAGCTTGTCAAACAGAGCTTCCGGAAACAGCGTCATCGAGATTGCCCCTTCCCACATCGCAAGCAGATATTCTGTCGTTACCGAACGCATTTTCATAGGAGAACCATCATGACCCCACTGCAACGACAATTCGCCCTCCGGGACAAGGGGAGCAGCCAGGCCCAGGTTGCCCGCGACCTCGGTGTGAGCCCCATCTCCGTCTCCGACGTGATCAACGGCCACCGGGTGAGCGACCGGATCATGCGTGGGATCGCCGCTGCGATCGGCCAGGACGTCCGGAGGGTCTTCCCACAGTATTACCTGCGGCCGCCAAAGCGGTCCACGAGCAAGGCATCCCGGGCCGCGTGATCTTCGAGCGCGGCGTTAGGCTAACAAATAAGCCATGATGGGGCGCAAGTCAATGACAAAAAAGCAAAAAAGAATAGACATCCACCAGGCGTCGCTGTTCGAGATCCTGCAAAATTTCCAAAACGACGCGCCCGCGCCGAAGCCGATCGGGAGCTTCAACTGCGATCGGCGCTTCCGGGAGGTGATCAGCGAGGCGCTCCGGTGGAGCCCCTTGTCGCGCTACCAGGTCGCGGCGAGGATGAGCGAGTTGACCGATACGGACATCACAAAGACCATGCTCGATAGCTGGACGGCGGAGTCGAAGGAGCAGCACCGCTTTCCGGCTATTTTTCTGCCCGCGTTCTGTGAGGCGGTCGGATGCGTCGAGCCCCTGCAGATGCTGGGCCGGCTGGTCGGGCTGTTTGTCCTGCCCGGCCCCGAGGCGCTCCGGGCGGAGATCCAGCGGATCGAGGAGGAGATCGGGCGGGCGCATGGCGAAAGGCGGAAACGCCTGCTGTTCCTAAAAGAAATGGAGGGGGTGCGATGAAGGAGTTGCTGCGGGATCGCTCGCTGGATTGGTTCGACCGGCTGATGAACGGCCCCTGGCTCGATCGGGGCTGCTGGGCCGTGATCGGCATCGCCGCGTTGTATTTCGGCGGGCTCGTCTGCCTGAGCGTCCTGGTCGGGTGAAGGCGATGACGGGCGACAGGACGTATACGGCCAGGGAAATTGCGGAAATCGTGGACGTGCATAAAACGACGATCATGCGGCGCGCCAAGAAGGAATCCTGGCCCGCGGTCGCGGGCAACGGCAAGGGTGGGGATCATGTGAAATACCCCCTCCCGGCCCTCCCCCAGGACGTCCAGCTCGCCATATATAATAAGGAAGGGGCGCCCGCGGAACTGATCCCGCACCTGGCCCCGGCGGTCGCCCTGGCAGCCCTGGAGCGGCCCGTCGACGCGCCGACCTTCGCCCAGACCATGCCACCCGCGCGGGGACGCCGGGCACATGCGCCCCATCGGCCCCTCCCCGATCAGGAGCCTGTCCCGTCGCTCCCCGCGCCCTTCCATAATAATAAGGATGCATCCACAAACCAAATGGTTGTCGACAACAATTCGGTTTGTTCATCGGACCATCACCTGCCTGCCTCGACAGCCGCGCCGGCCGTTGCCGTCGCCCCGGTCGCCCCACATAATAAGGATACAACCCCCATCGACATCCTGACGCCCCCCGGCCTTGCCCCCGCCCGCCGCTACGCCTACGAGGACCTGCCCGCCTGGTCGCCGGAGCGGGCGATCTCCGGGAGCGCCCTGAAGAACCCGCGCGTCGCCCGGATCCTGGCCGTGATCCGCGACGTGGAGGACCAGCCGCGCGACTGGCGGAAGGGCAAGGACGCCTGGGTCCGCAGCGTGGCGGCAAGGCACGACGTCGCCCGGCAGACGGTCTACCGCTGGCTGGCCAAGTACGACAAGCGCGGCATCGCCGGGATCGAGCACCGCAAGGCCACCGCCGGCCGGGCGAAAGTCTGGACGCCGGAGGCCCTGGACTTCTGGATCGGCCTGTGTCTGAAGCCGACACAGCGGAAGATGACCCTGCGGGCGTTGTACGACGACTGCCTGATCATCGAGGCCCAGCGCCGCGGCTGGACCATCGGCGCCTATGCCTCCGCGACGTGGTGGTACGAGAAAAAGGCCACGCCGGAGATGCGGGCCATGCGCGACGGCGGCATGAGGGCCGCGGACAACCTGCTGCCGCCGGTCCTGCGATCGTATCACGATCTGGCCCCCCTCGAGATGCTCGTCGGCGACCAGCACCGCTGGGACGTATGGGTGGTGGACGACGAGACGGGCGCGGTGTTCCGGCCGGAGTGCTACCTCTGGCAGGACCTCCGCACCCGCGCCCTGTACGGCGCCGCCTTCGACCGGCATTACGACGCCCACCTGTGCGGCGAGGCCCTCCGGATCGGCATGCAGATCTACGGTGTCTTCAACGCCATCTACACCGACAACGGCTCCGCCGAGATCTCAAAGTACATCATGGGGATCCTCGCGGAGATCCGCGCGCTTGGCATGGAGTGGCAACAGACCCTGGAGACCCCGATGGACGTGCTCGACGTGGACGGCGAGGAGATCGTCCCGATCGTCCAGCCGGTCGCGCCGGGCATGCACAAGCGGGCGATCGTGAAGAACGCGAAGGCCAAGCTGATCGAGAAGACCTTCGACATCCTGGAGGAGATCCTCCGGAGCAAATTCCGGGTGCCCGGCAGCGTGAAGCGCCTGACGGACGATATCCACACCCAGGACGTGGACCACGAGGAGGCCATGCGGCTCGCCGCCGAGGGCCGGCTGCTGCTGGCCAGCGAGTTCTATCTGACGGTGTACCGCGCGATGGATTACTACAACCGCGATAAGGCCCACCGGGGCGTCCGCAAGGAGTGGATCTGGAGCCCGCGGCCGGCGACGGCGACGCCCTACGACTGCCTGCAGGCCTGCATGCGGGCCGGGTGGCGGCCGAGCCGGATCTCCGAAGAGGCCGCGGACATGGTCTTCCTGCGCCGGCTCCGCCGCACCATCCAACTTGGGCGGATCACCATCGACGGGGACCTCTACGAGCACGACGCCCTTCTGGGCTGGCCCAAAAGTCAGCCTGTGGAGGTGCGCTTCCGCCCCTACGAGCGCGACCTGGCCCTGGTCTACCTGGACGGGCGGTTCCTCTGCGCCGCCCGCCCGGTGGAGTACAGCAGCATGAAGGACGCCGACCTGGCGACGCGCAAGATCCTCGAAAAGCGCGAGAAACGCCGGGCCATCGCCGAGCGGTTCCGGGCCTACATCAAGAGCATCCCGGATCTGCGGGTCTATTCCGAGGCGCCGGAGGCGGAGCGCGTGGCCGCCGTCGTCGGCCACGAACGGCGTCGTATCGAGGCCGCCCAGGCGAACGAGGCGCGTCCGCTCGCCCCGGAGGAACTGGCCGTGAAAGTGGCCGAGCTGGAGGCCTTGAACGAGCGGCTGCCCGATGGCCGGAGCGCCGCCCTGGCCATGTCGGCGGCGAGCAAGCCCATCCCGCCGCGGCCGGACTTCTGGATCAGCAACGCCGATCGCTTCCTGTGGTGCATCCAGTGCGAGGCCGCCGGCGGCGAGCTGCTGGCGGAGGACCGGGCCTTCATGGAGGCGGAGATGGCCGCCATGACGCCGGATCAACGGGAACGGTGGGAATTCGAGAGGGCATACGGTCAATAATCGCAATGGAGGAGGGGAAACGTGAAGCCTGAGTTTATCGAGAATGCGAACACGCGGAAGTTCTGCGAAATGTGCGCGGAACTGGCCGACCCGGCGTCCCTGATCGGCCCGTCGCTGGCGATGGTCACCGGTCCCGCCGGCCGCGGCAAGACCGAGGCGGCCCGGCGCTTCGCCACCCAGACCGAGGCGATCTACATCCCGCCGCTCAACACCCGCACCCCGGCGATGGTCCTGCGCGAGCTGTCCTTCGAGCTGGCGGGCGTCCGGCCCGTCCGGTCCGAGGCGTGCCTGGGGATCATCGGCGACGAGATGGGCAAGGAGCGCCGCCTGGTCATCGTGGATGAGGCGGACCTGCTCACGATGCAGGTCCTGGAGATGTTGCGTAACGTCAACGAGCGTTACGCATGTCCGATCCTGCTGATCGGCGAGGACGAGCTGAAGGGCCGGATCGCCTCGCGGCGGCGACTGGCCAGCCGGATCCGCCGGCGGATGGAGTTCGGCCCCGTCACGCAGCAGGACGTGGCGTTTTTCTTCAAGCGGGCGCTGCGCCTCACGGCGCCTCCCGAGGTCACCGCGGCGATCCAGCAGCACGCGAAGGGCGACTGGCGGCCGGTCCTCACCGCCGCCATCGGCATCGAGCGGGCCCTGACGGCCACCGGCACCGGCGAGATCACCCTGGAGATGACGAAAGATGTCCTCAAGCGCGCCTAAAACCGGGCTGGCCCGCCGGATGCGGGCCTGGATGCGGGCGCAGCAGCGTCCGTTCGCCGTCCGCGACGTGTACCTCGCGCTGGGCGTCGACGAGGCGGCGATGCGCGAGCGGCTGCGGAACGCGATGCGGGATTTCCGCCGCCGGGGGGAGGTTGCGGCCGCTCCGCCGGACAAACGTATTCGGCGACAAGATGCGCATCGCTACGTCTACGTCGCCGCCTGGCGGGCCGCCCGGAAGGGCTCCCTGCAGCCCCGGATCCACAAGGCCATGTACGTCTCCGGCACCTGGGCCGTCACGGACATCCAGCGGCTGACGGACCTGGACCGCGACTGGATCGACAAGACCGTCCGCCGCCTGCGCCGCGACGGCTACATCGCCGCCGTGGGCCGCCGCCCGTGCGCCCACGGGGCGGGGGCGGAGACGATCTACCACATCGCGGACCGCGACCGGTTCCGCCTGGAGGTGATGCGATGAAAGATCTGTTGCTGATCGTCGCCATTGTGATTTTGGGCGCCTTTGCCTTCATGCAGATCGAGGCCCGCCTGGACCCGCTGCCGGAGCGGGAGCCCGTCGACACGGAGATCCTCGCCGCCCGGATGGACTATCACGGGGCGGCCGTGGCCTATGCGCATGACGGCCAGTGGTACTTCGACCGGGGCGGGCACCGCTGCAAGCTGTAAGGGGGAAGCCATGAACGTCATCCCTGGAACGACCGTTCCGTTTGTCGCCTGGCGGCGCACAGGTCAGAGGCCGCCGCTCCGCAATGAGGCGGAGGCGGCCCAGAGGCGCGGCCTGCTCGCGAAGGTCCACATCGCCAAGAAGGACATGGGCCTGAACTCGGGCGAATACGAGGCGATTCTGGCCGGTTTCCGGTGCGGCAGCGCGGGCGAGCTGTCCGTCCCGCAACTGGAGCGCCTGGTGAAATGCCTGGAAAAGCTGGGCTGGAAGCAGGTCCGGCGCCTACGGCGAAAGGACGGGGCCGACGAGCTGCGCCTGGACGCCCTGCGCCGCCGGTGCGTGGAGATCGCCCAAACGATCGATCACGGAGAAAAGCGGCTGGCCGGGCTGGCCGTGAGGATCTGCGGCGTGGCCAGCCTGACCTGGTGCCGCGACGCGGCGAAACTGGAGCGGCTGCTGGCCGTACTCGGAAAGATCAAGGAGGAATCATGAACAAGGAACTGCTGAAAGGCGCGATGGAGAGGGTTGCCCTGCGCCAGGCGGAGGCCGAGGCGCGCAGGACCAGGGTGCTGGCGATCCTGGCCCAAAACATCGGCTCCCACAACGCCATCGGCATGGGCGAGCTGTACGAGGCCGTGTTCGACCGGCCCTGGGAGAACCGGATCAGCGACACGCGCGCTCTGCGCAAGGTGATCACGGACCTGCGGTCCGAGGGCGTGCCGATCTGCTCTTCGGCGGCCCAGGAAGGCGGAGGCTACTACCTGGCGGCGGCCGGCAGCGAGCTGGTCAGCTACCTGCGGCGCTCCGAGATCCGCGCGCTCAAGATCCTCAAGCGCAACGCGCAGATCAAGCGGATCTCCCTGCCGGACTACCTCGGGCAGATGCGGCTGAACATGGAGGCGGGCGATGGCGAAGCGGCTTAAAAACACCGATCTGACCGCGGCCGAGATCAAGCGCGCCTCGGACGTCGCCCTGGCCGACATCGCCCTTTGCATCCGGAGGATCGAGGTCCTGGAAGCCGAGGCGGAGCGGTCCATGCAGGCCGTCACGGCCAATTACGCGGCCATGATGGAGCCCCTTCGGGCGCAGTTGGACGCGAACATCGCCTGGCTGCAGGACACGATGAAGAGCAACAAGGCGGTCCTCTTTGACGGTACGGACCTGGTCGACCTGCCCCACGGGACCCTGATCCGGAACGTGGCCGACAAGGTGACGATCCCCAAGGGCGCCCTGGCCAGATGCGAGGAGCTGGGCTTTGAGGACGCGATCCGGATCGCCAAGCGCCTGGACCGCGAGGCCATCGAGAAATGGCCGGACGAGCGCCTCTTCCTGATCGGCGCGGAACGGAAGCAGCGCGAGGAGTTTTCCTACGATCTGAAGCCGGAGGCAAAATGATGAACATGGGACTGAAGCCGGACGAATACGACTGGATGAAGCGGCTGGAGGCGGGCATCGACAAGGCCTGGGACGACCTGACCGAGTGGGAGCAGCGGTTCATGGAAAACCGCCTGGAGGCCTTCCGGCGCTACGGCGCGAAGACGCGGATCTCAAAGGCGCAGTGGAAGGTCATCGACCGGATCTCGGAGAAGATCCTATGAAATTCGTCTGCCCTCATTGCCGCAAGGAGTGCGATTTTATGGACGTTCAACTGGATCAGGACCTGCGGGCGATCATCGCGATGTCCGACGCCTTCGGGCGCCATCGCGCGCTCGTCTGGGCGTATGCGGAACTTTTCGGCGTGACGCCCATGCGCGCGAAGGCGAAGAAGCTCCGGCTGATCCTGGCGGAAATGAAAGCGCTCTTCGACGCCGGATCGTTCAGCTACCGGAAGCAGCGGTATCGGATCAGCGCGGACGGCGTGGCCGAGGCCCTGAACCTCGTGGTGCGCCGCCATTTCGGCGATGGCCTGGACAGCCACAACTACCTCAAGAAGATCATGATCGGGATCGCCGACCGCGAGGCCCGCGACGATGGGAAGCAGGCGGAAAGGGACCTGCGCGGCCGCGAGGAGCGGCTGATGGCGGGCCGGCGGGGAGACGACGCCGACGACGCGACGCGGACGGACGCCCCGATCCGGCTGGGTCGCGTCCCGGCGTCCCTGTATCCCATCCCGGCAGAACAGATCGCGCCGCCGTCGATGAAGTCCGTCCCGCCCGCCGACTTGACGCCCGAGCAGATCGCCGAAAACAAGCGCCGCATCCGGGCGCTGGTCGAATCGCTCACCAAAAGGGGGGAACCATGAACGGAAAACAACTACTGGCCGTGGTTGCCGTCTGCGCCGCCGTCGCCCTGGCGGGGCTGGCCGTTTACCTGATCCTGTAGGAGGTCTCCAAAATGACGATGGGCATGGAATTGCAGCGTGACGAGGCCTGGGCGGCGCATCCCTGGAGAAAGAAAACGGGCGTCTGCCGCCAGTGCGGGACGGAATTCTCCCGATTCGGGCGGCCCCTGCGCAGCCTGTTCTGCTCGGATGCCTGCCGGGATCTCCGGCTGCAGGAAAGACGTCGGCGCAATGCGCAGACGCACTATGGCCGGAATGGCGAATACCCTCGGCGATCCACGGTAGGCGCGCAGGTCCCCGTGGCGTGCAAATGCCCGCGCTGCGAGCGCATGCACAAGGTCCGGATGGCGCCGGTCCGCCCGGGCTTCACCCCGCGGATCAGCTGCCCGGCCTGTGCCCATGCCATCGAGTATTTGCGGCATGCCGCCCACTGCGACCCGATTCTCGGCGCGCACTCCGTGGGGTATTTTTGAATTTTGAATGAAGAGTGTGATCAAGATAGGCTTTTTATCTTCGGCCTTCTCTTTCTTTTCGGCGCTGGCGGCTTCCGTACACAAAGACGGCGGCAAGTGTCGGGACCGGGATAGCGGCAATGATGCCACCTGTGGTGGGATGTCCGTAAAGTATGCATACAGCGCCTGCGATGATGGCCAGCGCGGAAATGGCGGCACCAAGATGAAGACCCAGGCGGCCGTCCTCGATATCGGAAGTGATGACGGCCTTTTCTATTGCCTGCCTATGTTCGGACTGCGACTCGAAAAGATGCAGGATTCTCTCTGCTGCCCCGGGAAGAATATCGTCATATTGTTTGAACATCGCAGGCGGCGGAAGCGGGCCCTGGTAGGAGGCGGCGATGGTGTGGGAATTGTTCGGCTGAGTAGGTTTTGGAACGGGCAACGGAGGTTTGTTAGATCGCTTACCGGCCTTGCTCATACTCGTTGTTCGGAGTTGTGGCGGGCTATGGCGCTATGGAAATCTTCACCCAGGGCGCGCCAGTCTTCCATGAATGCGCGCGCGTCCGCCTCGGCCCCTGTGTTGTGTTCATTGTACACTTTCAGCGAGCCGCTGAAATCGAGCAGACGGGCAATCCCACCGATGAAACTCGGACGGGCAAAGAGAAAGAAGGTGTATTTTCCCATGTTTTTGCTCTCCCGTTTTTGAGGGGACCACAAAATATATAAATCGCCATCATGTGTCAACAGAAAAATGCATTCGGCGACAAAACATCCATTATCCTTGCCGCCAGGTCAATACGGATCTCAGGGGGTCACGATCCGGTGATCGATGAAGGCGAAAAAGGCAATTACTGAATGACTGAAGTACGTTGCAAAAAATGCCGGCGCCTGTTTTTCTTTGCCGATCTGCGGGACGCGGTGATTGAGATTAAATGCCCGCGCTGCGGGAATGTACAAGAAATCGTCCGGATTCCCCCAAAAAAAGTTTGAATTAGACGTTGTTTTTTGTCGAATACACTGGCAATATAACCGAAAGCACGGAGCGGCCTGACCGCCCATAACGGTAAACGAGAGGCTCATTGAAGCCCGGTGACCGGAGACATTCTCCGGCGCCGGGCTTTTTTCGTTTCAGGGGGGCGACATGAAATGACAGCCACATTGATCGGCGGCCTGCTCGGCGGCATCTTTCGGCTTCTCCCGGAAATATTGAAATACCTGGACGCCAGGAACGAGCGCAAGCACGAGCTGGCCATGCAGGACAAGGCCATCGAGTTCCAGCGTCTCAAGGGCGATCAGCGGATGGAGGAGATCGCGGCCCAGGGGCAGCAGGATTGGAACGTCGGCGCCCTGGAAACGTTGCGGACCGCGCTCCAGGGGCAGGATACGCCCAGCGGCGTGAAATGGATCGACGGCCTCTCGAAGCTCATGCGCCCACTCATCACCATCCAATGGGTGGTGTTTTTGTATCCGGCGGTGATCGTCTGCGGGTTCATCGTCCTGGTCCAGTCCGGCGTGTCGGTGCTCCAGGCGCTGCCAGCCGTCTTCGGCCCGGAGGAAAAGGCGCTGGTCGCGGGGATCCTGAATTTCTGGTTTCTGGGCCGGGTGTTCGATCGGGTGAGGTGACATGACGAGTGTTCTCGCGGCGGGCATGTTGGTGGTCGCCGGTGGCGTGGTGATCAGGATCATGTGGATCTTGGCTGACTGATGGACGCACTGGACATGGCAGAGCGGATCGCTATGCAGTTCGAGGGCTACAGCTCCCCTCCCTATCGGTGCCCCGCCGGCGTGCCGTCCATCGGGTACGGCGCCACGCGATACGAGACCGGCCGGCGGGTGTCCCTGGGCGATCCTCCCATCGACCGGGAGCGGGCCGCGGGACTGCTGCGGTGGGAAATGGGCCGGTCGATGGCGGCGGCCCTGCGTCACTGCCCGGTGCTGGCGCTGGCGGGCCGCGACACCGCCCTGGCCGCCATCGCGGATTTTGTCTTCAATTTGGGTCCCGGCCGTTTGCAGGCGTCGACGCTGAGGCGGCGGATCAACCAGCAAAATTGGCCGGAGGCGCGGAAGGAGCTGCTGCGGTGGGTGCGCGGCGGAGGAAGAGTCCTGCCCGGCCTGGTGGCCAGGCGCGGGGCCGAAGCGAGGCTGATCTGATGGACGTTTTCGATCAGGCCCAGGCCAACGATGAACTCTTCCGGCGGGCGGCGCTGTCGCGCCACTTCGCCGGGCAACGAACACCCCACGAAAGGCCGATGTCCGGCCGGTCTGCGATCGGGGCTGGACCGGGCATCGGCCGACGGGTATGCCGCGACTGCGGGGAGGAGATCGAACCGGCGCGCCTGAAGGCTCTGCCATTCGCCGTCCGGTGCCTGGGATGCCAGACAAAAACGGAGCGGAGGGAGAGGCATGGGTGAGTATTGGCAGCTCTTCGTGGTCCTGGCCTTCGCGCTCCTGGGCACGATGGCGGTGCTTACGCTGACGGGCCGCATGGAGAACCTGGAGCGGATCCCCGCCGTGGCCGAGACGCTGCTGGGCGTCAGGATCTCCTGCGAGGCGATGGTCTCCTCGTGGTTCGGCGACCGGATCAAGATCTCGACGAGGTGAGGGCATGACCGAGCACTGGCAGCTCTTCCTGTTTCTGGCGGGGCTCGTGGCCGCCTGGAGCCTGATCATCCTGGGCGCCCTTAGGTCGATGCTGACGCGCAACGCCGAAATCCTGGAGGCCCGGATCGAGGAGGTCAAGCGGATCTCGGAACAGAACCAGGGCCTGGAGCGCCAGCTCCTGCAACTCAAGGCGGACCTCCCCCTGAACTACGTCCGCAAGGAGGACTTCATCCGGCACGAGGTGGTGATCAACACGAAGCTGGATCGCCTGCGCGATCTGATCGAGGACCTGAAAAAGGAGCGGACACATGGATAGCGATCCCATCATCGACCTGGAGCGGGCCCGCCGCGGCGAGCTGCGCTGGCTGATCCTCCGGGCGCTCTACGCCGCCCAGCCCATCGGCACGACGGAGATCATCGTCATGAAGGCGATGGAGCCGGTTATTCCGGATATCACGCTCGTCGAGATCCGGCGCGAGCTGGACTATCTGGCGGAGCGGGACCTGGTGACGGTCTCCGGCGAGGACGGCCCGGTCTGGTACGCCAAGATCAACAATCACGGGATCGACGTCGTCGAGTACACCGTGGAGTGCCGGCCGGGGATCGCCCGGCCGAAGAAGTGGTGAGGCCGTTATGCCCGCGCGCTCGAAGGTCACGCAACTGCCCGACCCGTTGAAGGCGGAACTCGACCGGCGCCTGATCCGGGGCGGCTTTTCCGATTACACCGCCCTGGCCGGATGGCTTGCCGAACAGGGGTTCGAGATCTCGAGGAGCGCCGTCCACCGCTACGGACAGGAGTTCGAGGCGAATCTCGCGGCGATCAAGATCGCGACCGAACAGGCCAGGGCGGTGGCCGAGGCGGCGGGCGACGACGAGGGCGCCATGAACGAGGCGCTCATCCGCCTGGTGCAGCAGAAGGCCTTCGACGCCCTGGTCCGCCTCGATGCGGACGGCGCGATCCTGCCCCGGATGGGCGTCATGATCGCGAAGCTCTCGAAGGCCAGCGTCGATCAGAACAAGTGGAAGGCGGAGGCCCGCCGGAAGGCGGCCCAGGCCGTGGAAAACATCGAGGAGAAACTCAAGTCGGCGAAACTGGACCCGGAGGCCCTGCGGGTCGTCCGGGAGGAGATCTACGGGATTTTCTGATGGCCGCGATCACCCTCTACCCCTACCAGCGCCGCTGGATGGGGAACAAGACGCGCTTCAAGGTCGGGATGTTCGCCCGCCAGACGGGGAAGACCTTCACGACGACGCTGGAGATCGTGGACGACTGCGTCGAGAAGGAGACCCAGGCCCGCAAGGCCCGCTGGGTCATCCTCTCCCGCGGGGAGCGGCAGGCCAAGGAGGCGATGGAGGAGGGGGTCAAGCGGCATTGCCGGGCCTACGGGGTGGCGATCCGGGCCTACGACACCGAATGGGTCGGCGAGGTCCGCTACAAGGCGCTGGAGGTGGAATTCCCCGGCGGGAGCCGGATCACGGCCCTGCCGGCGAACCCGGACACGGCCCGCGGATTCTCGGCGAACGTCTTCCTGGATGAGTTCGCGTTCCATGCCGATTCCCGGAAGATCTGGTCCGCCCTGTTCCCCGTCATTTCCGCGGGCCACCGGATCGTCGTCGTCTCCACGCCGAACGGCAAGGGCAACAAGTTCTACGAGCTGATGACGGACAGGGCCCTCGACGGGGTCTGGTACCGGCAGACGACGGACATCCACGAGGCCGTGGCGGACGGCCTCCCCCGCGACGTCGCGGCGCTCCGCGCGGGACTCAACGACGAGGACGCCTGGGCCCAGGAATACGAACTCCAATGGCTGGACGAGGCGGCGGCCTGGCTCGATTACGACCTGATCAACGCGGTCGAGCACGACCGTGCGGGGATCCCGGAGAACTACGCCGGGGGGATCTGCTTCGTCGGGAACGACATCGCCGCCCGGAACGACCTGTGGGTCGGCTGGGTCTGGGAAAAGCTGGGCGACGTCCTGTGGACGCGCGAGATCCGGACGCTCCGGCGGGCGGCCTTCGCCGTCCAGGACCGGGTCATGGACGAGCTGTTCGGCCGGTACAACGTCCTGCGCCTGTGCATGGACCAGACGGGCATGGGCGAGAAACCCGTCGAGGACGCGATCCGGCGCTACGGCTCGACGCGCGTGGAAGGCGTGCTCTTCACCCCCGCGAACAAGCAGGTCCTGGCCACGGTGGGGAAACAGGCGTTCGAGGATCGGAAGGTGCGGATCCCGATGGGCGATGCCGATCTCCGCGCCGACCTGCACAAGCTCCGGAAGGTCACGACGCCGACCGGGGGCGTCCGCTTCGAGGCGGACGCCGACAGCGCCGGCCACGCGGACCGGGCCTGGGCGTGCTTCCTGGGCGTCTATGCGGCCGCGACGGACCGGGGGCCGATCGAATTCCAGTCCACCGGGGTCAAGCGCGTGAGCGCCGGGGAATCCATGAATTCCTTCATGGGGAGATAAGTCTATGGCAGAAGAAGCCGTTAAAAAGCCACAAATTACTGACGAAGTCGCCACCATCGCGAAGGATATCGACATATTCTGCGGGTGGATCGCGCGCCTGGAAAACCCTGATCCCGTGCTCCGAAGCGAAGCCGCGGGCAAGGGGCTCAAGTTGTACGACGAGGTGGATCGAGACGCGCATGCCGGTTCCGTCCTGCAGCAGCGCAACCTGGCCGTCGTCGGCAAGGAATGGGAAATCATCCCGGCGAAATCAGCACGGAAACTTGGACGGCCAGCATCAACCTCCCAGGAACAGGTTGTCGCCGATTACGTTTCCGATGTTTTGGCAGACTGCAACTTCGATCAGGCCCGCCAGGAGATCCTGAAAGCGGTTCTCTATGGGTTCTATGCCGTCGAGGTCATCTGGAATGCGGCGGCGGACGGCATAAAAATCAAAAAACTGATTGCCAAGCATCCGCGGCGCTTTTCCTTCACGCCGGACCGTGAGCTGCGCCTCATCACGCCGCAAAACATGATCGAAGGCGAGCCGGTGCCGGACCGGAAATTCGTCGTCTTCGCCTACGGGGATTCCGACAACCCCTACGGCCGCGGCCTGGGGCAGAAGCTCTGGTGGCCCGTGTGGTTCAAGAAACACGGCATCAAGTTCTGGATGGTCTTCCTGGAGAAGTTCGGCATGCCCACGGTGAAGGGCAAGTATCCTCCGGGGACGACGACGGAACAGCAACAGAAGCTGATGGACGCCATCGAGGCCATCCAGTCCGACACCGGGATCAAGATTCCGGATTCGATGGACGTCGAGTTCCTGGAGGCCTCCCGGGCGGGAACCGTCACCCACGAGCAGCTCTGCGAGTACATGGACCGCCAGATCTCCAAGGCCGTCCTGGGGCAGACGGCGTCCACGGAAGGGACGCCGGGAAAACTCGGGAACGAAAAAACGCAGGAAGAGGTCCGCCGGGAGATCATCGAGGCCGACGCGGATCTGCTCGACGCCTGCCTGAACGGGACGCTGATCAAGTGGATCGTGGATTACAACTTCCCGGGCGTCTCCGTCTATCCGAAGATCATGACTTATGCCGCCGCCAAGCCGAACCTGAAAGAGCAAAGCGAGATAGACAAGACATTGGTTGTGGATATCGGGTTGCCGGTCACTACGGCCTATTTTTACGAAACCTATGGAATCCCTGCTCCGGCGGAAGGAGAGGAACTGGTTAAACCGCAGCCGAAGACGCAGCCTGCCCAGCTCGGCACACCACCTCAATTCGCTGAGGGGATGTCGTTTACACCCGGCCAGCAAGCCGTAGAGGGATTGGCGGGGAAAGCGATTTCTCAAGCGGAAACAACATTGACGGCGAACGAACAGGCCATTCTGGCCGCCGTGCAATCGTCCGGCAGCTATGAGGAAGCCATGCAGAATATCCTGGAACTCTATCCGAACATGAACATGGCTGAACTATCCGGTACGCTTGAAAACGCCGTTTTGAACGCCGATCTTTTCGGACGCTTTGTCGGCGCGAAGGAGATCGAATGATCGACCTAACGCCCCTGCCGATGGCCGAAGCGCAGCAGTTCTGGCGGGATAAGGTACCCCTCTCGCCCGGTCAGTTTTATCGTCTGTCCGACGAGGCAAAGACACGGGCCTTCGCCGTCTCCGGCATCGCCAAAGGCGACGAATTGACGACGGTCATGCAGGCCATGCAAAAGGCCATCGACAAAGGAACGACCCTGAATGATTTCAAGCGCGACTGCGCGACGATCTTTGAAAAAAGGGGCTGGACGGGGAAACGCGCCTGGCGGATCGACAACATCTTCCGGACGAACATCCAAACGGCCTACAGCGTGGGCCGCTACCGGCAGATGATGGAGGTTCGAGACGGAAGGCCCTACTGGCAGTACAGCGCCGTCAACGATTCGCGGACTCGCCCGACCCACGCGGCCCTGAATGGAAAGGTCTTTCGCTTCGATCATCCCTTCTGGCGAATCTGGTATCCACCCAACGGTTTTCGCTGCCGGTGCGGTGTCGTGACGATCTCGGAAAGCGAGATGAAACGGGATGGATTAACGGCGGAAACGGACGATCCTACCGGAAAGCTCATCGAACCCATCGACCCCAAGACGGGCTACAAGATGCCTGCCCGGTTGCTGATGCCCGATCAGGGATTCGCATTCAATCCCGGCGAAACAACCTGGGGCGGAATCGTGGATGCGGCGAAACGGCCCGGTAACTGGAAGCCCCTGCCGGGGTTGAAAACAGCCGGAGACTACCGGCGCAAGGCCCTGACCAACGTCCGGCCCGGCGATATCGCCGATCTGGACGAAACGGCCCTGCTCCCGGCGGGCAAGGACGACGCCTTCTACAAGGCGGAATTCGTGAAACTCTACGGGGAAGAGAAGGTCGTCAAAGACGTCCTGGGCGAACCGGCCATTCTCTCGCTCCGGTCGTTCATGGAAAACAAGACGCCGGGGTCCGAAACGTGGAAGTTCAGCAAGGGCGGGCACGGCGTTTCGATACCCCTCCTGGAGGAAATGTTGCTCACGCCCTATGAGGTCTGGCTGACGCCGCATAAAAACGAGGCCGGCCGGATCAGACTGGCAAAACGCTATATATCGCTATGGAAAACAGCGGACAAAAAGAGAGTTGGCGGATACGCGGCTTTTGAGGTGGTCGATGGGGTGTTCCAGGGAGTTACGGCATTCATACCGATGCGGGGCGGAAGACCATCGGTGGAATATGTGGATGCGCAAAGACTCGGACTGCTGCTTTATCAGAGAGGACGATGACCGGAATGGCTCACAACCCGGCCCGTTTGAGTAGTTCGGTAGGGTGGCCCCCTCTTTCTCAAACGTTCCTCTTGGCGGGAAACAAATTAAGCCGGTAGAGGCTGAAAGTCAAGGAAAATATGCAGATTCAGATTCACGTCAACGATACGGATGTCAACAAGGCCCTGGCCGATCTGTCGGCCCGCATGCGGAACCTTAAGCCCGCCATGCGGGAAATCGGCGAGGTCGTCCGCACCTCCATAGAGCGGAACTTTGCCGCCGGCGGGCGTCCGAAATGGGACGAGTCGGCGCGGGTGAAAAGGGAGGGCGGGCAGACCCTGTCTTTGACAGGCGGTCTCCGTCGTTCATTTGCGCTCCCTGATGCTGTTCAGGCCGGAAATGACCGCGTCTCCGTCGGCACCAACGTCGTCTATGCCGCCATCCACCAGTTGGGCGGGAGGACGAACCCCAGGGTCATCAAGGCGAAAAACGGCAAGGCCCTGTTCTGGCCCGGAGCCAGGCATCCGGTGAAGTCGGTGAACCACCCCGGATCGAAGATTCCGCCCCGGCCCTTTATGCTGGTGCAAAACGAGGACTGGACGGAAATAAAAAACGTAATTAACCGTTATTTATCGATGAGGTGAAACATGATTAAATTCAAAGGATTCGATGATTGGATTCCAGTCTTTCAGGGTGGACGCCAGATAGACAGCGCCGGGTGCGTCCATGACGGCGATGCCCTGATCGACAAGGCCCTGGCAACCTTTAACGCAGCCAAACATGAACCGCCGGTTGTCATCGGTCATCCGGTTGAGAATGCTCCGGCCTACGGCTGGGTCGAAGGGCTGAAGAAACAGGGAAATCTGCTGCTTGCAAAATTCAAGCAGGTGGAACCTGGTTTTGCCGACATGGTGAAGCGCGGCCTTTTCAAAAAGAGATCCGCTGCCTTTTATCCGGATGGAACCCTGCGTCATGTCGGCTTCCTGGGGGCGGTTCCCCCGGCAGTCAAAGGTCTGCCGGATGTGGCTTTCGCGGAAGCAAACGCCATGACGTTCGAGTTTTCCGATTATCAGACGGTCTGGGCGTGGGAATCCATCGCCCGCCTCTTCGGTAAGGTGCGCGATTACCTGATCGAAAAGGACGGCATGGAGAAGGCGGATCAGGTGATCAGCGCTTACCAGATCGAGGAGATCACCGCCGCAGCGGAGAAGGGAAAACAGGAGATTCAGCGGGATGCGTCTGAGCAGACGCCTCAAATCACGAATTACAATGAGAAGAAGGAGGAAAAAATGAATTTCAAAGAGTTCATCCAGAAGTTGAAGGAGCTGGTGGCCGGCGTCGAGCCTGCGGCGCAGACCGATCCACCCGCCGGGAAGACCTTTTCGGAGGCCGATCTCGAGGCCGCGCGCCGGCAGGCCGCCGACGAGGCGGCCCGGGCCGAGCGGGAGCGGGCAGCCGCGGAGTTCGCCGAAAGGGAGCGCACGGCGCGCCAGGAGGCCCGTAAGCGGGAGATCTCCGCCTGGTGCGCCTCGATGGTCGACGCCGGGAGGATGACGCCCGCAATGGTGAAATTCGGCCTGCCGGAGATGCTTGCGGCCTTCGCCGAGCGCGAGGAGATCGTCGAGTTCGGCGAGGCGAAGGACAAGGCCACCCTCTACGACCGCTTCAAGGCGCTCTTCGAGACCGAGCTGCCGAAGGTGGTCGAGTTCAGGGAGGTGGCGACCCGGGACAGGGACACGGGCGGACAGGGCCAGGCGGGGGCGAAGGTCGAGGCCCTGATCCAGGCAAAGCTGAAGGATCGGCAGGACCTGTCCTACGGATCGGCCTTCGCCGAGGTGCAGCGGGAGAACCCCGACCTGGCGAGGGAATACCGGCAGGAAATCGGCGGATAACCGTGGGGACACGATGCGGTCGCGTCCCCTCACGAAGAAAGGAGAAAAGGCATGTCTACGGAAAACAAGATTCTGGATCTGACCTATCCGGCGGCGGAGGACCTGTCGGACGATCAGTACAAATTCGTGGTCCTCAATTCGAGCGGCCAGGTTCGCCGCCCCGACAGCGCCTCCGAGGTGGCCCTCGGGATACTGCAGAACGCCCCGGAAAGCGGCGAGGCGGCGGTCGTCCGCGTGATCGGCGTCTCGAAGGTGCAGGCGAATAACGCCATCGGCATCGGCACCTTCGTCGGCCCGGAATACGTCTCGGCGACGGACGCGGGGAAGGCCCAGGACAATGCCGGGAACCTCGCCTACGCCCGGGCCGTCATGGTGGAGGCGACCGGGGCCGAGGACGACCTGGGAAGCGCCCTGCTCCTGGGGATGTGCCCGGCCATCAGCGACGCGGTCCACAGCTACACCACCGTGACGACCAAGTCCACGGCCGGTGCGGTAACCTACACGGCGGCGGAACTGGTCGGCGGCCTGATCCTCCGGGATCCGGCCGGCGACAACCGGGCCGATGTGACGCCCACGGCGGCGCTGATCGTCGCGGCTGTCACCGGCGCGATCGCCACGTCGAGCTTCGAGTTCATCATCCGCAACACGGCGGACGCGGCCGAAACGATTACCCTGACGGCAGGCGTAGGCGTGACGCTGTCCGGCACCATGACCATCGCCCAGAACAACTCCAAGCGGTTCCGGGCAGTCGTCACCGACGCCGGGAGCGGAACCGAGGCGGTCACCATCTACAGCCTGGGAACGATCGTTCACTAAAACGGCCGCGGGGCGGCCGCGCGCCGCCCTGCGCAACGACACGAAAGGAGAAAAATCATGCCTCAGCCCAATGTGAAGGAACTCCTCGTCACGGGACCGCTTCAGAACGTCTCCGTGGCCTACAGGAACAAGGTCTATATCGGCGACCGGGTCTTCCCCATCCTCGACGGCATCGACCCGAAGGCCAAGATCGCCGTCTACCAGAAGGGCGCCTGGTTCCGCGACGAGGCGGGCATCCGCGGCCCCGGCGCGCGCGCGCCCCGCGGCGGCTATCCCATCGACTGGCTGACCATCGCCACGAAGGAATACGCCTTCGCCAAGGAGGTCACCGACGAGGACCGGCGCTTCGCCAAATCGAAGATGGCTCCCCCTCTGAAGCCCGACCAGGACGCCATCGAGTTCTGCTCCGACAAGATCGACCTGTCGAAGGAGCGGCGGATCGCGTCCCTCATCACCGGCGGGACGTGGGTCGATGCAAACGGAGCCGGCGGCGAGGATGCGGAGGGGCTCTGGAGCCCGTCCGGCAACACGAATACCTTCCTCGCCGATATCGTCAAGGGGCGCAAGGCGATCCAGAACGCCACGGGTGTTACGCCCAACTCCCTGATCATCGATTTTGCGACCTACGAGGCGCTCAAGCAGTGCGATGCGATCGTCGACAAGATCAAGTACACCCAGCGGGGCGTCGTGACCTCGGAGATCCTGGCGGCGGTCTGCGACCTGGAGGAAATCCTCGTCGGCGAGGCGATCTACTCCACGGCCAAGGAAACCAAAGCCGGGACCGATTTCACGGCCCGCTACGTGTGGGAGGTCAACGCCGGAAAGGGCATGGGCTTCCTGTTCTACCGTCCGAAGAGCCCGGGTCTCAAAGTTCCTTCCGCCGGCTACCAGGCGCGGACGGCCTACGAGGACGGTTCTCCCCGCCGGACCACGACCTGGCGGGAGGCGGCCGAGCACCAGGACGTGTACGAAGTGGCCGAGGAGACCGATATCATCCAGGTCTCGGCGGCCTGCGGGTACATGTGGAAGGACACCTACGCGACGTAGTCGATGGGGGGTCGGAAGCCGCGGGTTGCGAAGCCCGTGCCGTGTTCCCGGGGATAGCGGAAATCTCCGGGAACGCGGAGAGCCCCGAAGGAGAATGACCGGAAAAAACGGACCGCAACGGGAAGGAAAGGCAGACGATGGCTTACAGCACGCAGACGGACCTGGAAGAGCAGATCAGCCAGGCCGAATTGATCGAACTGACCGACGACGCCGGAAGCGGTTCGGTCGACACGTCCGCGGTGGCGCGCGCCATCGCCGACGCCGACGCGGAGATCGATTCCTACTGCGGCGGCCGCTACACGATGCCCTTCTCGCCCGTGCCGGTCATCGTCCGCAAGTTTTCCGTGGATATGGCGATCTACAACCTCTTCTCCAGGCGGTCCGTCCTGAAGGTTCCGGAGGAACGGCAGAAACGCTACGACAACGCCATCCGGTTTTTGCGGGATCTGGCGAAGGGCCTGATCTCCCTGGGGGCGGACGCCCCCGCGGAGCCGAGCGACGGCCTTCCCCAGGCGACGCGGACGAAAGACGACCGGATCTTAACCCTGGGCAAAACCTCCGACGGCAGCGCCGGGACGCTGGACGGTTATTGACATGTACACCCTCGAACAGATCGAAGACGCCATCATCGCGCAGCTCGCCCCGCTGAAGGTCGGCTACACGCCGGTCGGCGAGGACGACCCCGCCGTCTGGCGGACGGTCCGGACGATCAAGAGCTACCAGGGGGAGCTCGACGACGAGGAAACCATCGCCCGGGCGGCGCCTCTGTTCCCCGCGATCCTCGTCGTGTACGGCGGCTCCGCGTATGCCAACCGCGGCAGCCGAAAGGTCGAGACGATGCGGTTCGTGCTCTTCGTCCTGGACCGGAACGTGCGGCAGGAGGCCGAAGCGCGCCGGGGCGGGCCGGGAAACCCCGGCTGCTACGCCGTTCTGAACGGCGTCCGCGACCTGCTCTACGGGGAGCAGCTCGGGCTCGACATCCTGCCCCTGGAGGCGATGCGGGAGGACGCCGTCTGGTTCGGCCGGGGCGTGTCGGTTTACAGCGCCGAGTACGAGACCGGCCAGGCGCTTTTGTACCCGTAAGACGGATGAAGGAGGACATATCATATGGACAGACCCGCTGGATCCTACATCGAGGATGAAGCCGGCAAGCTCCGGCCCAACGAAAACGACGAGGCGATGGCGGCGCGCCACGGCCTCGGCAAGGCGAAGCCGGGGAAGCCGGCGGCCGCGAAGGCCGCCGCTGACGCGGAAACGGAGGTAAGCGACCATGCGAAAAAATAGAGCGGTCATTCTGGCCAAGATCGAATCGACGTACGGGACCGACCCGACGCCCGCCCCGGATACGAACGCGATCCTCTGCGAACAGCCGGAGTTCGAGGTCGTCGGCAAGAAGCTGGAACGCAAGAACGTCACGACCTATTACGGCGCGCTGCCCGTGGTCAACGTGGGCCAGGGGCTCAAGATCTCCTTCGCGACCGAACTCAAGGGATCGGGCGCGGCCGGGACGGCGCCGGAGATCGGTGTCCTCCTGCGGGCGTGCAATTTCACGGAAACGGTCACGCCGGCGACGAAGGCGGATTACGCCCCGAACTCCCTCAACCTGACGGCGGAATCCGCCACGATCTGGTTCTACCAGGACGGCATCCTCCACAAGCTTTCGGGCTGCCGGGGGACGGTCTCCTTCGATGCGAAGGCAACCGAGTACGTCTCGCTGAAGTGGGAGTTCCAGGGGCTCTACGCGGGCCCGTCCGACGCGACGATCCCCGCCTCGCCCACCTTCAACGCGACGGTCCCGCCCGTCTTCAAGGCCGCCTCGTTCGCGCTCGACAGCTACGCGGCGGTGATCGAGAACCTGAAGGTGACCGTGAAGAACGACATCGCCATGCGGCCGGACGCCAACGCGGCGACGGGGATCAGCCAGTATTTTGTCAAGGACCGGCAGATCACGGGCGAGGTGGATCCGGAGGTCGTTGCCCTGGCGACGAAGGACTTCTGGACGATGTGGTCGGCCTCCTCCCGGGTCGCCATGACGGCGACGATCGGGTCCGCGGCGGGCAACAAGATCATTGTAACGGCCCCGAAGGTGCAGCTCGACACGCCGAAATACGGCGAGCGCGAGACGCTCCTCGTCCAGACGCTGCCGCTCATCTTCACGCCGAACGCGGGCAACGACGAGATCCTGATCTCGTTCCAATAACGCACCGGGCGCGGGGATGGGGATCCCCGCCGTCCGACGAAAGGAGAATTTCATGCGCGATTTGACGCCATCCGACAAGAACGAAATGATCATCAGCGACGCCCGGAGCGGGAGCGAGATCCTCCTGTATTACCGGAACCCCACGACCGAGGAGGAGGTCGGCTACCAGGCGAATCTCTTCCGGAAGGCGGGGAAGAAATTGAAGATCGCCGCCTTCGAGACCCGCCTCAAGTACGGCCTGAAGATCCTGACCGGCTTCCGGGATGGCGATTTCGGGATCGACGGCCGTCCCATCGCCTCCGACCCCGCCTCGCCCCACTACCGGGAGGATTGGAAGGCGCTCGTGGCCCGTTCCGCCCCGGATATCGTCAATACCTTCGCCTTCGCCGTCTTCGAGGGGGCGCGGGTGGACACGGGGATGGCGCTGGAGATGGCGGGCGACGAGGACGAGCCGGAGGGGGAGACGGAGCCGGACCCTCCTTTCGCGAGGAGCTGAAACGGCTCTTCTCCCGGTGCACCCCGGAGAGGAAACGGGCCTGCGCCCGCGCCTCCGGCCCGCACCTGGAGATGGTCTGCGCCTCCTGCGAGGCCCGCGAGGCCCACGCGCCGGGCGAATGGTTCGCCCACGTCTGGTTCCTCCGCAGCCTGGCGCGGGGCGGCTATCCCTTCCGGCGCAACGACCTGACCGTGGCGGAATGGATCGCGCTGGGGGAACTGGCCGAGGAACTGGAACGCATAAGGGACGCCGCGAAGGCGGGCGTCGATCTCCTGAAATAGGTCGCTTGCGATGGCCAACGAAAACCGCATCACGATTGTCATCCACGCAGACGGGACCGCCGCCATCGAGAGCATCGGCCGGACGGGAAAGTCCGTCGACGGCCTGAAGCGGGAGTTCCGGGACGCGCAGGTCCAGGCCGACCGCCTGAACGCCGGTTCGCGGGACCTGACGGACCGGATCGGTCGGCTGGCGGCCCAATTCGTCACCCTGGGCGCGGCGATGGCCACACTGAAAGCCGGGCTGAACTACCTCGCGCAGATCGAAACGGCCACCCTGGGGATCGCCGCGGCTTTCATGACGGGCGGGCGGTACATCGACCGGACGACCGGGAAGGCCCTGGAGGGCGAGGCGGCGCTCCGCGCGGCGCAGGCGGAGTCGGCCCAGCTCGTCGAGGAGCTCAAGTTCGCGAACCTCCAGACCATCGCCACGCTCGACCAGTTGATCGTCGCCTACCAGCAGACCCTGCCGGTGGCCATCGCCAAGGGATTCGACAAGCGTCAGGTCAAGGAGTTCACCGTGGCGATGGTCCAGGCGGCCGGCGCGATCGGCCTGCCGATGGACCAGTTGGGGGAGGAGACGCGCTCGCTGCTGACCGGGTCGATCAACCCGCGCAACAGCCGCATCGCCACGGTCCTGGGGCTGAGAAGCGAAGACATCGCCGAATACAGGGGCAACGCGACGGCCCTGTTCGACTTCCTCATGCAGAAGCTCGACGCCTACCGGACGGCGGGCGTCGCGGCCCAGAACACGTGGGCGGGGCTGTGGTCGAACACGAAGGACATCGCCCTCCAGTACCTGGGCCAGGGCCTGACACCCCTGTTCGAGACGGTCAAATACGAGCTGCAGGCGATCACCTCGGAGGTCGTGACGCTGGACGAAAAGACCAGGACCATCCGATGGAACCCGGCCTTCGTCGACGGGCTCAAATCCATGAAGGACGGCGTCGTCTCCGTGATCGCCGAGATGTACCGGTTGGGGATGTTTGTCGACAAGATTGGCGCATCGCTGACACGGCTCTGGTTCGGGATTTCCTTCGGGGCCGTCCGTTCCGGTGGGGAGGCCGTCTACCGGAAGAACGAGGAGCTCCGGGAACGCTACATGCGCTCGGAGAAGGCCCTGCAGGACCTGGCGATGCGCGAGGTCGGCTGGAAGCCGGTGACGGCGGAGGCCGACCGGAAGATGCGCGAAGCCGCCCTGGCGGGCCGGAAGCTCTACGAGCAGACCAAGGTCAACGTCGGCAATCCGGACGAGGGCACGCAGCGTCTGCTCCGCTACTACCGAGAGATCGGCCGAGAAGCGGCCGCCTGGACCGGCAACGCCCCGCCGTCGGGCGACGAGGGCGCGGCCAAGAAGGCGAACGATCGCGCCCGGACGATGGCCGACCTTAGGGCGCGCGAGGCGGTTCTGAACAGGTCGACGCAGGAGGCGGCCCTGCGGGACCTGCAACACCGTCACGACGAGGAGCTGAAGAAGCTGCGCGGTCTCCACGCCACGAAGGGCCAGATCGCCGAGGCCGAGCGCCTCCAGGGGGCCGAAACGACGGCCCTCGAGGCCGCGCAGGCCGACGAGCGGGCCCGGATCCTCGCGGACTACCGCGACCGCGAGTCGCTTCTGGGCCGGGAAAAGGACGAGGCGGAGCGGATCCGCATGGCCGCCCGCCACCGGGAGGAGGCGGAGAAGCTCGAAAAACTGACGAACGACAAGGCGCTCCTGGAGGAGGCCGCCCGCGTCCGGAAGCTGGAAGCCGACGACCTCGTGCGCCGCCAGACGCTGGAGAGGGACAACGCCCTCGCCTTGGCGCAGGCGCAGGCCGCCCAGTCGTCGCTCCAGTCGCGCCTGGAGGCCGAGCAGAAGCTCGACGACTCGCGCCGGCAGGCGGGGACGCTGACGGAAGAGGACGCCGTGACGCGCCGGTACGACCGGGAGCGGCGGCTCCTGGAGGCCGAGATCTCGACCCTGGAGGTGCAGTACGACCAGGAGAAGGTCGACGCCCGGAAACTGGAGCTGTCGGCGCGGATGGAGACGGCCCTGCTGAAGATCCTGGACCTGGAAGCGTACAAGGCCTACGAACTGGACCGCATCGCTCTGGCGAACCAGGAAAAGATGATCGCCCTGCGGGAAAAGGAGCGGGACCTGCTGCTCCGGAATTACGACAGCGCGTGGCAATTTGTCATGGATCAGGCCAACCGGATCGGCGGCGGGGTGGGCGAAGGCGTGGGCCAGGCGGCGTCCGGCCTCAAGGGGATCACGGACGTCGCGATGGGGCAGGACCCGTATTCCAGGGACTTCGAGGCCTACCGGGAGATCCTGCTTGAGAAGGAGGAGATATCGCGGCTGTTCAACGAGCAGGAGCTGCAAAGGATCCGCGAGCGGGGCAGCGCGGAGGCGGACCTCCTGCTCAGAAACGGCCTCGTCAAGGCCGGCATGTACGATCAGCTCCAGCGGTACGAACTGGCGAAGGAGAAGACCCTGTCGAACCAGAAGGCGTCGATCGTCTCCAACACCTTCGGCATGATGGCCGGGGCCGGCAAGGCGTTCTACGAGGCGTCGAACAAGCAGAGCGAGCTGGCGTTCAAGGCCTACCAGGCGTTCTCCATCGCCCAGGCGATCGTCGCCACGTATCTGGCCGCCGACAAGGCGCTGTCGGAAGTGCCCTATCCCTACAACTACGTGGTGATGGCGGCCACGATCGCCGCCGGCCTCGCGAACGTGGCGACCATCGCCTCCGCCAGCCCGGGCGGGTCGGCGGCCGGCACGTCGCCCTCCGCCCCGTCCGCGGGCGGCTACGGCTATTACGATTCGGCGGGCTCGTCCTGGACGGCGGAGCCGTCGGCGGCGGAGCGGCCCCTGGTCGTGAACATCACGGTCCAGGGCAACGTCGTTTCCCAGGACGAATTCGCCCGGCAGATCGTCCCGGCGATCCGCAAGGCGCAGAAGGACGGGGTGTGATGGGAAACCCGATCATCCTCTACGACAACCGCTTCGCCGACGGCACGCCGGTCGCGACGGACACGGCCGAGGGCTACGACGTCCTCAACATCCTCGACGGCCGCACCTACACCCACTGGGTGGCCGCCGGTCCCGGAACGAAGGACATCGTCGTGGACTGCGGCTCGCCCAAATCGGCGGACTGCCTGGGCCTTGTCGGCCACAACTTCGGCACGGTGGCCGCCGCGGTGAGCGTGCGCAGCTCGGAGGACGGGGCGGACTGGACCCAGCGCTACGCGGCGGGCGCCTTCGCGACCGACCATGCCTTCCTGGCCCCCTTCGCGTCGGCCACGGCCCGGTTCTGGGGGCTCCGGATGGTCACCGCCGCCGTCGCGCCGGAACTCGCCGTGATCTACCTGGGCGAACTGCTCCGGTTCCCTTCTCCGCCGCAGACGCCCTACACGCCGGCGACGGAGAAGGTCCAGGTCTCGGGCAGGCGCAGCAAGCTGGGCCACTTTCTGGGGAGCGTGATCGCCCATACGCGGCTGGAGATCGAGGCCAAGTTCGCGTATGTGACGCGCTCCTTCGCGGAGGGGGACTACCGCGCCTTCTGGGACGGACACGCCTCGCTCATGGCGCCGTTCTTCTGGTCCTGGGACCCCGATAACTACCCGGCCTGCGTCTATTACGTCAAGGTGCCGGACGACTTTGCGTTCGCCGCGCCGCTGACGGTCGGGGGCTGGGTGGACTCGATCGCGCTTAAGATGGAAGGGGTGAAGGAGCTATGAGCGCCAAGTTCTATCCCGCCGTCGCCGCCCAGGGGGGGCTCGTCGGATGCCTCGACGCGATCGACGGCGCCGAACTTGCCGATGGAGACCGGGGCATCCTCCTCGCGGTGGGCGGCCTGGCCTGTTACCGCCTGGTGGACGATCCGGAACAGGAGGGCATCCCGCCGGTCACGAACCCCGGCGACAAGCGCTGGATCGAGATCCCGGGCTACTTCGGACCGGACACCGCCGTGGACGGCGGGACGTGGTGAGAGCGACAGCAGGCGCCGGTCCTTCGACCCGGCGCCCGGGGACTAAATCGTAAAAGGAGAACGATCATGGGAAATCTGATTCAGATCAAACGCGGCGCGAAGGCGTCCCTGCCGTCCCTGGCGGTGGGCGAACTCGGGTTCTGCACGGACACCTTCGAAACCTACGTCGGCTCGGCGTCGGGCAACAAGAAGATCGGCGCCGAAACCTTTCTGCCGCTGGCGGGCGGGACGCTGACCGGGGCGCTGACCCTCTCGGGCGCGCCGACCCAGGACCTGCACGCGGCGACGAAGGCCTACGTGGACGCGGCCCGGACCGGCCTCAACGTCAAGGCGGCCTGCCGCCTCGCGACGGCGGCGGCGCTGGCGACCCATACCCGGACGGACAACGTCCTGACGGCGTCCGCCAACGGGGCCTTGTCCGTGGACGGCGTCTCCCCGGTCCTGAACGACCGCATCCTGGTCAAGACCGAGGGGTCCGGAACGCACCTGGAGAACGGCATCTACTTCCTGTCGCAGTTGGGGGACGGCTCGAATCCCTGGAAACTGACCCGGGCGGCCGACGCCGACGAGAGCGCCGAGGTCACGGCGGGCGCGTTCGTCTTCGTGGCCGAGGGCACGGCCAACGCCGACATGGGGTTCGTTCTCACGACGAACGATCCGATCACCCTCAACACGACGGCCCTGACGTTCACGCAGTTTTCCGGCGCGGGGCAGATCACGGCGGGCGCGGGCCTGACGAAAACGGGCAACACGCTGGACGTCGTCTCGTCCGGCAACGGCATCGTCGTCAACGCGGACTCTATCGCGCTGACCTACGGATCGGCGGTCAACACGGTCTGCCAGGGCAACGACAGCCGTCTCTCCGACGCCCGGACGCCCGTCAGCCACACCCACGGCAACATCACCAACGCGGGCTACATCGGCACTACGGCGACCCTGCCGATCATCACGGGCACGGGCGGCATTCTGCAGGCGGGCTCTTTCGGAAGCGCCGCCGGCACGTTCTGCCAGGGCAACGATTCCCGTCTCTCCGACGCCCGGACGCCCCTCAGCCACACCCACGGCAACATCACCAACGCGGGCTACATCGGCACTACGGCGACCCTGCCGATCATCACGGGCACGGGCGGCATCCTGCAGGCGGGCTCTTTCGGAAGCGCCGCCGGCACGTTCTGCCAGGGCAACGACTCCCGCCTCCACACGCAGCATACGGACACGGGCACCACGAGCGCCACGTTCCAACTGCTCAGCGGATCGAGCGGGGCGAAACTCAAGGGCTCGGCCGCCGAGCTCCAGGCCCGGAACGCGGCCGACAACGCCTATCTGCCGTTCCAGGCCTCCGCCCTCGACGTCTTCGCCGCCACCTACAAGGCGCGTCTGACCTTCGCCGGTTCGACCGCGGATCGCTCGTTCGCCCTGCCGGACAACGCAGGGACGGCCCTGCTGTCCGACGCCTCCACCGTGGACGGCGGCACCTGGTAAGCCGCCTGCTTTTCGAAAGGAGATCCGCAATGGAAGACGCGAGAGTGACGGAGACGGCGGCGGAGCGGCCCCAACTGCCCGCCGAATGCCAGATGACGACGGACGACCTGGTCCTGATGATCGGCGAAGGCGCGATCCGGGAGCGTCAGCAGCAGAGGGTCGGCGCCTGGTACGAGCGCGAACTGGCCGCCCTGCGGCAGGACTGTCTGAAGATGCAGTCCCTCCTGGCCCAGGCGACGCAAAGGAGCGCGGAGATGGAATCCCGGTGCGATGCGACGGCCGCGACCGGGCGGCAGGAGACCGATTCCCTCCGGACCCGTATCGGGAACCTGGAGGATCAGGTGCACCGGACGGCCCTGGAGAGGGACACCGCCCGGAAGGCCCTGACGGAAGCGGAGACCGCCCATGCGCGCGAGACCGCGTCTCTCCGGACGCGCCTCGGGGAGTGCGAGCAGGCCCTGGCGGCCGCCGCGCCCGCGCCGGGCGGGAAAAGGAAGGGCAAGGGCGCTCCGGAAGCCGGGACGCGACGATAATCCCGCAAGACGGGAGAGAATGAGGATCGACGGATGGCCAATCCCTTGCGCGTCAAACGCGGCACGAAGGCATCGCTTCCCACGCTGGCGGCGGGCGAGCTCGGCTTCTGCACCGACACGGGCGAACTCTACATCGGCACCGGGTCGGACAACATCCTCGTCGGCGGGCTGACGTCCGGCATGACCAACCCCATGACCGCCGCCGGAGACATCATTTACGGCGGAACGGCCGGCAATCCGACCCGTCTGGCGAAGGGTTCGGACGGGCAGGTGCTCAAGCTCGCTTCGGGCGCGCCGTCGTGGTCGTGGGGCGGCAAATTGGTGCAGGTTCAGCATGCGACCGTTACGGCGGCCGCCTCCGGCAGCACTCAAATGCCGGCTGACGACACCATCCCCCAGAAGACGGAGGGCAACGAATACATCACGCTGGCGATCACTCCGAAGAGTGCCGGCAACGTCTTGCTGATTCTTTGCCACCTCGTGGGGGTGGCCCCGGCCGGAACAGCAACCATCGCCCTGTTTCAGGACGACGCGTCCGACGCCCTATGCGCCAACGGCGAGTATTTCCCTGCCGCGGATGTTTTCAGGAACCTGACGCTCATTTATTCTATGGCCTCCGGTACCACAAGCTCTACGACGTTCAAGATCAGGTTCGGTGTGAACGCTTCCGGGACAAACAGAATCCTGTCGGATAGTGCGGGCCGCAGGTATGGCGGTGTCGCGAACTGCACCATGACGATCTTTGAGTTTGCGTCCTAAGGAGAGCGAATGAACATCATCGAGTGCATTCTGAAAATATATCCGGATTGGCGGGGCGTGGTCTGGGACAACGACTACGACAGAATCCGGCCGCACGAACTGGAGACCCGGCCGATCCCGACCCTGGCGGAACTCGAAGCCGTCTGGCCGGAGGTGCAGGCCGGGATCGAGCGGGAGCGGAACAACGGCGCCGTGAAGGCCGCGCTCGCCGAGATCGACCTGAAATCCATCCGTGCGCTGCGCGAATGGCTGGCGCAGCAGGAGACGGCCCCGCAGTGGATCAAGGACTACGAGGCGCAGGCCGCCGCCGAGCGCGCCAAGCTGGTGAAGTGACGGGGCCGAGAGGCTGAACGATGACCTACGCATCCGAACTTGCCGCCGTATCCCGGACGCCGGTGGCCCTGATGGCCCTGGAGCTGGACTGGTGCGCCCTGGCGTGCGGGCCGGGGGCCTCCTGGGAGGCGTCCCCGGACGCCGTCTGGACCGACGCGGGGGCCGTCTGGGAGGACGCCGGCGACGACGGGTGCGGCGCCCTGCCCGCCGATCCGTGCTACAACACCTGGCCCACCTGCCGGGACCGGGCGCGCTATTCGCGCGGCACGCGGGCCTATAAATTCACCTCCTGCGGCGCGCCGCTGCCCTTCAAGGGCGTCCGTCCCTACGTCCGGAGCGTGAAATACCTGCCCACCGAGATCCAGGCCGACCGGACCGTGAGCGCCCGCTGCACGGTCGTCTGCCACGACGAGCCGGACGCGGACGTGGGGATCGACCCCTACCGGCACCTGCGGTCGGCCATCCAGGGCACGTTCTGGAAGAAGCTCCTCGCGAGGAACCGGAATTACAGGGGGCGCGTCGTCCGGATATCCGAAGGGTTCGCCGGGCTGGCCGAGGCCGATTTCTCCGCGACCTTCGTCGGCCGGGTCGACAACGTCCGGCTCTCGCCGGACGGGATCGAGATCGAAGTCGCGGACCTGCTCAAGGCGCTCTCCGAGATCGAGGTGCCGGCGAAGACGGATGTCGCGCTGGCGGCGGATATCGATGCGGCCGCGGCGGCCGTCAGCCTGAACGGGACGGAGGGATTGGCGAGCCCTGCGGGATACGTCCGGATCGGCGACGAGATCCTCGCCTATACCGGCGTCGACGTCGCGGCCCGTCAGCTCACGGGCTGCACCCGGGCGATGTTCGGGACCGCGGCCGCCGCCCATTACGCCAAGGACAACGTCCAGGCGTGCCGCTACTACGCCCCGGCGAATCCGTTCGACATTTTAAAGGAGATGCTCCTGACGGATGCCGCCTTCGACGCCGCCTGGGTCGATGCGGACGCCTTCGACGCCTGGCGGGACTGGCCGGGCGGGGAGGTCGATTTTTCGGCCGTTGTCTCGGAACCGACCGAGCTGGCGACGCTGTACTTCGAGATCGTCGACCTCCTCAACTGCAAGTCCTGGGTCGGGGAGGATCTCAAGATCACGATCCGGCGAAACATGCCGAACCGGCCGGGGCGCGCCTACGCCACACTGACGGACGCGGCGCATATCGTGGCCGATTCGGCCGAGGTCGACCTCAACCAGGATTCCCGCATCAGCCGGGTGAGCCTCTACTGGGACAAGACGGCGATCGGCGACGTCGACGAGCCCGCGAGCTACAACCGCCTGGACATGGCGGTCGACACCGACGCGGAGAGCGCGAACGAATACGCCGAGGCGGCGGAGAAGCGGATCTTCTGCCGGTGGCTCCGGCAGGGCTATGCGGAGGAGACGTCGATGGCGCGTTACGCCAGGACGCTGGCCTGCCGGCGTCTGTGGCAGAACCGCGATCCCATGCCGATCCTGAAATTCGACGTGGAGGCGAAGGACGCCGGGATCCGGACCGGCGAGTACGCGAAGATCTCGACGGACGAGCTCCTGGACGAGTGCGGCGCCCCCCTGGCCGGGGCGGTCTTCCAGGTCGTCAGGCGGGAGAAGAAAGAGGCGGCGATCGCGCTCTCGGCGCTGCAGATCGTCGACCGGCGGGCCTGCTTCATCGCGCCGCCCGGACAGGCGGATTACGACTCCGCGACCGCGGCCGAGCGGGAGTACGGCTACATCTGCGCCGCCACCGGCCGGATGACGAACGACGACGGGGGCTACGTCGTTTGGTGAAGGCCCGGGCGCGCCGCGCGCCTTCGACCCTGAGCCCCGGAGGAGGCCCAAATGCCTTTCGTCAGCATCGCCCCCGAACAGATCGAGGCGGGCAAACCCGTCGATACGGAGCTGTGGCAGCGGGTCAAGGACAACGAGGACTTTCTGTACAGCGTGATCGGCAGCGGCGCCACCTTAAGCGTCCAGAACGCCTCGTTCGAGATCGACGCCGACGAGGACGGCGTCCCTGACATGTGGACCCGGCATCTGTATCCGGGCGGCGCGGGGGCGTTCGAAACCGCGGCCCCGGCCCACGGCGCCAAGGCCTACCGGTTCACCCATCCCGGCGGCGCCGGCAACGGCGGCGGCTACCTGGAGAGCGACTATATCGAGGTCTCGGAGTATCTGGGGTATACGTTGTCCGTCATCCACTGGGCGACGGCGGCCGGCATGAAGAACCTCGTCCAGGCGCGCTGGTTCACGAAGGCGCAGATCGAGCTGGAGACCGGATCTCCGGTCACGCTGTACGCGTCGACCACCAACCCCCTTCTGCCCCGGCCGCTGGCGTTCGAACTGCTCGTGCCCGCGACGGCCCGATATCTCAAGATCCGCCTGACCGGCGGATATACGGACACGAACGTGGCCGGGTCGGCCTATTTCGATAAGGTGAGTCTCGCGGAGAGCGCCCGGACCGGCTATGCCGCCGCGCCGTCGCTCAAGACGACGGTGGGCTTTGCTAAACTCAAGGAAATCCAGGTGCATCGCGGTGGCGCATGGTCGGTCTCCTTCACCCTGTACGCGGCCGGTTCCGGCTATTACGCCTACGCGTGGCTGTACGTCAACGGAACCCTGCGAGGAACGCCGCGGTCGACGACGGTGACCTCGCCGGGTGTCGAGTTCACGGAAACGCTGATCTTGGCGGCGGGGGATCTGGTCCAGTTGTACGTCCAGGGCCAGAGCCCTTATCCGGGATCGGTTCTGGCCATGACGGTCACCGAGGCGCCTCACTGGGTCGCCGCTACGATCGCGACGGTGAACCAGGATTGACGCGATTCGCCCTGGACGAGGGACCTTCAGACAATCGACGTTCCGCAGGAACCGAAGCGGCGGAAGCGGCCGCAACGGATGCCTCACCGTTTGCAAGGGACTACGAGGCGCAGGCCGCCGAGCGCGACAGACTGCCGAGATAGAATCGGAAACCGATAGGAAGGTTTTAAAAGGCGGACAGTATTCCAGGGAGTTGGCCCTCCCCAGACCAGGCGGAAGCGGCAGGGACGGATGCCCCTCATTTCACAAGGACAGCGAGACGACCGGAGACGGCTCCGGCAATAAAAGGCGGACAGTATTCCAGGGAGTTGGCCCTCCCCAGACCAGGCGCTTGCGGCGCCCGACGGGATAACCCGCTACCATCCGCACACAGAGCAAGGCGTTTATAGCAGGGTTCATCCCGGAAAACAATCCGAGGAGGGACCGATGAACAGTTTCCTGGCGTACCTGGGCGGCAAATCGTTACTGACGCGCAAGATCATCCCGAAGATCCCGGAGCACAACTGCTACGTGGAGGTCTTCGCGGGCGCGGCCTGGCTCCTATTCAAGAAAGAGGAGAACACCTCCGACGTGGAGATCATCAACGACATCAACCTGGACCTGATCACCCTATACCGGGTGGTCAAGCACCATCTGGAGGAGTTCATCCGCTACTTCAAGTGGATCCTGGTGTCGCGGGACGAATTCTACCGCTTCCGCAGGGAGGAGCCGGAGACCCTGACGGACATCCAGCGGGCCGTGAGGTTCTATTACCTCCTAAAGCTGGGGTACGCGGCCCGGATCAAGGCCCCGGCCTTTTCCATCGCCACAACCTCGAAGCCCCGCCTGAACCTCCTCCGGATCGAGGAGGAATTGTCGGCGGTCCATCTGCGCCTGGCGCGGGTCTTTATCGAGAATCGGCCCTATGCGGAGGTTCTGTCCCGCTTCGACAAGCCGGACACCTTTTTCTACGTCGATCCACCCTATTACGGATGCGAGGATTACTACGGCGACGGCATCTTCAGCCGCGACGATTTCGTCAAATTGAGGGACATTCTGGCCGGATTGTCGGGGAAATTCATCCTGTCGATCAACGACGTGGACCACATCCGGGATCTTTTCCGGGACTTCCGCGTCGAGACGGTCGAGACGTCCTACTCGGCCGCCGGCGCCCACAAGAAGAAACACGTGAACGAGCTTTTGGTGATGAATTTCGATCCCCCGCGATCGTGACGGCACGGCGAGGATCAGGACACAACCCCGAGCATAGTGCCGTCGCCCGCCGATCCGATAATCCGGCCCCATTGAGGGCCCGTCCGGCGGCCTAAACTGGAGGGTGGATTGAGCCTAATAGAGGGGTGTTAGACCTGCCGGTGACGGCCTTCGGCGAGAGGCTGACCATCGGGCAGGATTTTTGCGCCCCGCGCCCCCGCCCCGCCAGGTTGTCACCGATTCCATTCGGTTGTCACCGATTACGTTTTGTTTTGTCGCAGAATAACTTTCGCCTGACATGTGGAAACGTTTTCTGAGGCTTGCCGGGGGGATCTTGCATCGGGTCATAAAGAAAGGGGGGCAACCCCAATGGGACCCCCCGTTTTCATTGGTGCGCCCAGCAGGATTCGAACCTGCGGCCCCCAGATTCGTAGTCTGGTGCTCTATCCAGCTGAGCTATGGGCGCAAATACTGGCGGAGAGAGCGGGATTCGAACCCGCGGTACACCTTTTACGGGCGTACAATCGCTTAGCAGGCGATCGCTTTCGGCCACTCAGCCATCTCTCCGCTGCATGCAAAAATCTCTGGCGGGGGAGCAGGAGTCAAATAAACAATCTAACTATTTGACATCATGCCATTTTAATTTCGGTGAATTTTCGAGATACCCCCAAAAATACCCCCAAAATCAAAAGTCACCGCCTTTTTTCGGTGCGCAAGTTACCATCACCCCGAACAAGATGCAAGCCTATATTTAGAGAACTTATCGGTCGTGCATCCCTAGCGTATTTAAGGATTTCGACTTGGTGCCGACTTAGTGCCTGCCTGGTGCCTCACATATTTTTCCGGCCTCGGAAAAGTCACGGTGAACCAGTGCTCCGAGACAAGATGCAAGACTATATAGGGAGATTTTAGCTGAGGCAATAAGACATGTTGCATCCGCTAAGGACTAGGCTTCTTGAAACCGATTTCAGAAGCATTGAGCTTCCTCAAAAACGCTTCGGCTATCATATCGGCATCCGGTGAAATTAGCCCCTGAGACTTCGACAGACCGCGGATGATTTCCCCTTGCCGCTGGCATGCAACTTCGCCATAGCTTAAAAATGTCGTCAAAACTTTCTCATGTCCAAGGTTCTGGCTCCACGCCTTGAACTGTTCCGGCGTCTTGCACACTTCTTCGCCAAGTTGGGCAAGGGTATTTCTGAAGCTATGGGGATTGAAATAGGGCAAACCGGCCCTTTCAAAGGCTTCGCGAAAAATCGTTCTAATGGGTGTCGCATTACTCCAATGTCCCCGGGCTAATCCTATGACTTGAAACTGACGATTATCACCAAGCCCGATGCGCGTCGCCGGGAATAGCGGATCGTCGTTGCCCCATAGCTTTTCATTCCGCAAGTACCGTACCCACTCCAATACCATTGAACGAAGTTCCTCCCCTACGGGGAAAAAGAACGTATTGAAGGTCTTGCTGAATTTCGTCTTCACCTCGCGGGCATCCTGGTTGACACATCCAGCGATCAAATCCACATGCTTCAGCTTCAGCGACGCAATGGCGCTGTCCCTTGCCCCGGTCAACAACGTGAATGCGATTAAGGCCCTATTCCGGCGCTCAATTTCCGTATTGACCGGCATGATGCTGATGACATACTTGATTTGCTCTACGGTCGGGAATCCTTGTTGCCGTTTCGCGGTGGCGATGCGGGCGTCCTTTTCTGACAAATTAAAATACTCGGCATCGACATATTGAACGCGCGACTTATAGCCGGGTTGCAACGCAAGCCATTGGAAAAAGCGTTTCAGTTGGGTAAGGGTCGCGTGCAGGGTCGCCTTGCTCAGCTTTTCGCCGGACTGCTGCCCCTTTTGCCCGGCGAGAGCGTTTTTAAAAGCAATGGCTTGATTGTAATGGAATGCCTTGAAGTCCCGATACCGGGTATAGGCTTCAAAGCGACTTAGGGCTTTCGCAGCTGCGTCAACCGTGGGTTCACTGTGACGTTTGGCTTCCTTGAGAAAAGAGAAGTATTTGCGCTTGATCCGTTCATTGACTGGGTTGTACTCTTTCATAGTCTGATGCCCCCTATGTGAAGTCACTGTTTACGGAGGGGTTAGTCCTCTCTATTATATGCTGAACTGCCTCCGGGAAACGGATGTCCATTTTCCCCTGAAATTCCCCGATTCGAGCCACGCTGACTCGCCGGTTCATCAAGGTATTGCAGTCCGGGCAAATCGCAACGAGGTTGCCGAATTTCTCGGTGACGGGACTATAATCGGCCATGCCCCCGGCGGGCAATCTCGGAGCGCGGCAACGCACACAGTAGAGCTCCCCCGGCTTGCAGGTCTGCTTATTTTTTATTCGCCGGGCCTGAAGAAATGCAGCCAGAACAGAGCCGAGTATCAGCATGGGGCGCTTGTCGTCGATGGCGGCAAGCCCATCCTTGACCCAGTGACGCACAGAATTCTTGTGCATGCCGAACAACACGGCAATCTCTTCCACCGTATAGCTGCGGTGAATTTTCACAAGCCGATGGTTTGGGTGACGTTTTTTCATTGTTCACCTTGCCAAAGTATTGCTGGCATCTTTCATCTACTTCGCCAATCTGCGGGCTGCTTCCAGTTTCTTCACCAGGTCGCGGATGCCGTCATCCGTATCCCCGGCAATGCGGGCCGCGTTGATTGCATCTACTTCGTCGGAAGGCCACCCGACCGCCCTGGCGCCGAGAGACACCGGCTTTGTCCATAAGCCTTGCGAAACGCGTAAATAGATGGTGGAGCGGGAAAGCCCTGATTCGGATTTGACAGCCGGAAGCCTTAGTATGGTACGCTTCATCTTCAAACCTCCCTGATGGTTTTTGGAGCTCTTGAGACGAAGCGTAGGTGGGCGATTTGGGCGATACAATACGCCGAAAATATTCAGTCAAAAATTAGAATCTTGTTAATTAACAGATAGTTGGGAATCTCTTGGAGGGTGCGTCAGAGATGGTTTAATGATTATATGAATAATAATATCGGTTGTTTGCGTTGGGCGAAAAAATTCCGCCCAACTTTTTTTGCGCGTTCATTCTGACTAGGAAAGCTATGGAAATTCCGTAAAGAGGCTCACCAGAAAATTTTTGCCGCAGTGCGTGTAAATACATACAGCCTTCACCACAATGGGACCCAACCCCGCCCCTATTTTTTTACCGGGGTCATACCCCCTCTTTGTTGTAAGAATTCTTATTTTTTCATCTGCTTGCGTATAGTCTCCGCATCGCGGTTCTTGGCAATGTCCATCTTGGCAATCTTTTGAGAATACCATTTGTCGGACATGCCGGGTTTTTCTCTACGCAATGCCCTATATGCCTTCCGCCAGCTCTCATACATGGCCTGAGTATCCAGCTTGCGGACTTCCATCCTGGCTTTGCTGGGCGTGTAGCGGTCATCCGCCGTGGTGCTGGCGTCCGCCAATCGCCGGATCGGCGCGGCATCGAGCGAATATGCGCCGTCATGAAATTCAATGAACTCCGCCAACGGCAACTTACTTTTCCCAACAACCAGGGTCAAGGTACCGGAACTCTCAAGGCACAACATCTGACTGCGCTTGTCGCCGCAGACTACGCCGATTTCCCGAAGGTCGGCGTTATCCCCATGTTTGCCGGTGCTGCGAAGGTCAAGACAGGATGCAACAAACCCCGTAACCAAATCGGCATTGCACTGCCAGTGGGTTAACCTTCCGGGGGGGACCGGCACCCGGTTGATGTCGCTCCGCTTGTCGCAAACGATAAATGATGAGGGCTTGCCCGTGGTCGCGGGCAGGGGGTGCACGGGCATGATGCAATTGCTTTCGCACCCCGGACATATCGCGCTCGATGCCGGACGTGCTTTTACGATCAGCCTTTGGGTTTTCATGGCTTTGACCGCCGCCTTCGGCCATCGAAGCAGCTCTTCATCGCTCACGAGCGCCGCAGCACCCCGGCAAGCGCCGACACGTCCCAGAAGTTCAAGCAATGCGTCAATCGCCGTCATAGGTCACGACCGGTCTTTTCCCTGTGGGGCTTTTCTCCGGTTCTTTGGGCTCAATCCCGGACGCTTCCAGCATATCGCGCAGTTTCAGCCCCACCTCGTCATATTTGAGCGAGCAGGAGTTGGGATAGGTAATGCGGATGGTCATCCGTTTCGCGGGCTTGTTGGAATCCACCGCCACCAACGCGGATAGCTCAACCTGCGTGACGTTGAACATACCCAAAGGCACGGCCTTTCTGATCCGGTCGAGCAGGTCATAGACAGCATCCGATTCACGAGACGTATCGGCTTCCAGTGTAATGCGATCCCCTTTCTTGATCTGCGAAGAAAGGCGCAGTTTCTTGACCGTCACTTTCTCGATCCCGCTGCCGACATCGTAGGTGAAATCAAAACTCCTCTGAAGCAGCGGAGACAAATCATAGATGCGTTCGTCTTTCGGATCGGGCGGCAGTTCGTCGGTCTTGAGGATGGCATTTACAAACATGCCCTGAAGCGGTTCCACTGCCTTGTTTGAGCCGCGAAAGTTCAGGTCAAGAGAACCCTCCTTTTGCGAATAAACAAAAATCACCTCGAAAGCCGGGTTGTGGGGCCGACGGTCAAACGTGCCGTTCACCCATTCGACGCTTTGCTGCGAATAGTCTTCAGGATATGCGAAAAAATAATCCAACTCCCCCCGGCGGAAAGGCTCCACCACGCAGTTCTTACCCCGTCCTTCGGTATGGTGGAAGTAATTGCGGATCAGCGCGGCCAGTTGTTGAAGGCTCGCCTCGTCCACTGCCGCTTTCCGCTGAGGCAGATTCTTGCGCTTGCGCCAATAGGGCAGGGTATCTGCATGATAAAAAAGCGTGGCCCCTTTCCAGAAAGTATTGTGATCCAAGAAAGTGACCATTGCCCGCTCATAGTGATTGGATAGCGCCGAGAGCTTTTCGACAAAGGTCTGAAGCTCATCCGGGGTTTCCCGCATCTGCCAGTTTGCCTCGTCAATGATTGCCCGAAAGCCCTTTTCGCAGCTCATTTCAAAGATGTCCCTTAACTCCGTATCCATCTTATTTCGCTGGGAGTCCGGTAGAGCAAGCCAGGCATTGAAAAGCTCAGCCGGCTCGCCTTCCTTCATGGCTGCAAAATCCATATCGCCGAATAATCCCCGCTCTTGAAAATACCGGGCAAGCAGGGCATTGGGCATCTGACGGAAAAAGGCTCTCGATGAGTAATTCCTGGTCATGGGCTTTCACTCCCTTGGAAATATCAGCAAAATCTACCGTTGCACGAAATGTTTACATCCGGCATCGACGACTTCCGGGGGAATCTCTTTATCTTTTTCCCGTTTGTGTTTTGAAAACCATGTGCATTTGCCGAGAAATGTGTCGCCGGCTATCTGCTGATAGGCGCAATCCCAGCAGCTTTTCCCCTCTCCCGATCCCGTCTTACGATCATTACTCATAAGGCTGCACTCCTTTATACCTCGAACACCTTGAGAACCTCGTCCCCGTAGTGGTTGATCACCTTCACGGCAATCCTGCCCGTCTGGGGTCTCGCAAATGGTCGGCTGGTGGTACTGTACAAGCTCGCCCAGGCCGCCTCGTCGATCTCTGCCCGGAGCGCACGCTTCAGTTTTTCGTAAGGCTCATCCGCGCCGGTAAAGTAGGCATGGCGGACAAAGAAGCTCTCCCCGTTGTAATCGGTATCGATGAACCAACAGGCAATGTCGTCTGTGGAGGCGCTGCGAATTTCGCCGGTTGTCGGATCGTACACATCCACGCCCTTGATTTCCGCAATGAGCGTGCCGTCCTTCTGTTTTCTGATCTCCACGTCCGGCTCCCCGAAGACCATGAACAGGTTTCCCGCGCCGGTCTTCTTCAAGAGCTCGTCGCCCATCGCCAAATCCGGGTTCATCCGGGTCGGCAGCACCGTCAGCTTGCCGTAACGCTTGGCCTCTTCCGCAACATGAGGATCGAAAGCAAATCCTGCGACAAGCAAGAGGTCGTGGCCGATGCCCTGGACGGCTTCCTTGGCCGCCTCCTTAACCTGCTGCGGTCCGACCGTGCCGTGCTCCGGGCCGATGGAGACGGCCACACGTTTCGTCTTGCCTTCGGCGTCGGTGTATTCGCCGGTAGCGTGCAGCCAGCTTCCCGCATACGGGTCAAGCGAGGTGAATTTGATCCGTTCGCCTTTCTTGGTGTTCTGCACGCCTGCTTTGCGCAGGTTGTCGAGGATCATCGTGGAAAAGTCCTGCTGCCGCATGGCCTCCTGCTGCGTGATGGTCCCATCCATATCCTCGTCGGCAGTGGCAAGCACCCTGTGGGGGGATAGGCTTTCGACCGTGAAGGGGCCGCTGACGCGGACGGTCTTTTTGTCTTCATACGGCTGATCGTACAGTGTTTCGGTGTCGGCATGGCGGGCGATGGCGGCGTCGATCTGCTCGCGGGTCATTCCCTCTTTGATGTCCGGGTTGTTGGCGATGGATTTCAGCGTAACGTGCGGCACGCGCTTGTAAACGAATCCCTTGCGGATGTCGTTATCGGTAGTGTGCGGCGGCGGCAGTTTGCCGGTGAGTTCGGCTTCCTTCTTGATGCCTTCCGGCGAGTCGGCGAGCAGGTAATAGGGATACTTTGCGGCCATGAGCCGTGTTCGGGCCAAGGCCAGGGCGACGCGGCTGGTATCGCAGGTAATCCAGCGGCGACCCCACTGCTCGGCAACATAGGCGGTGGTTCCTGATCCGCAGGTTATGTCAAGAACCAGGTCGCCGGGGTCGGTGGTCATCAAGATGCAGCGTTCGATGACCTTCACACCAGTTTGAACTACATAGATCTTGTCGTCAGTAAAACTACCCGTGCCCGTGTCTGTCCATAAATTAGCATACGGGTAGACAGCGAAGTCGTCAATATATCGAATGTAAGCTAGCGTAGATCCTGATGGTACTACTCTGCCTGCTAGAAGCAGTTTCTTTACCCCTGGTTGATTTGTCTTCCAAAATCCTTTACCCGATGTGTAAGTGTAACCATCTATTTCGACGGGGAATCCGGTAGTTTCACCTCCGCTTTGGCTCGTCATATTGTCGAGCCGAAAAATTTTCGCACCGGTTGGCAATGATTCTGGGGCTACCTTTTCCTCCTTCGTCATTCTGCGACGAGTACCATCTGGCAACTGTATCCAATTATATACGCCAGCGCGGTCCTCTTCGATACTCTTATCGCGATAAATTTGCCGGAACTTGACCACCTCACGATTCTTCGCAAACCACAAAATATAGTCCACTGTAGAACCAATAAGAACACTTGTCTGACTCGTCGTTTTGTAGAATGTGATCTGTCCGCAATAATTTTCACTCCCAAGCACCTCGTCCATCAGACACCGCACCAGATGCACGTTCTCATCCCCGATCTGCATAAAGACGCTTCCCGTTTCGGTTAGCAGTTCGCGGGCAGCCGTCAGGCGATCACGCAAATAAGCGAGGTAAGAATGGATGCCCAATTTCCATGTGTCACGGAAGGCGCGGATCTGTTCCGGCTGGCGGCTGGCGTCCTCGGCCTTGCCGTCTCTCACGTCGCGCTTGCGGGTGCTGACCTGCCAGTTGGACCCGAACTTGATGCCATAGGGCGGATCGATATAAATCATCTGCACCTTGCCCTTGAGCCCTTCCTTCTCGGCAAGGCTGGCCATGACCAGCAGTGAATCGCCCAGGATCATGCGGTTAGACCAGTGGCCGTCGTGGTGGTAAAAGTCCACCCGCTGGTCAAACGCCTCGGGCAGACCATTGAAGTCGGCAAAGAGGTTTGGCTGTTTGTCGCCCGGCTGCTCCATGCGGGGCAGGGCGTCAATGAGGGCCTGCGGGTGGATTTTTTCCTGAATGTAGATGGGCACAACGGGTACGGCAAGATCGGCGCTGTCCTGTTCATCCTTGCCCTTCCAGACAAGTTGCGGGTCAAGGGAGGGATCGCGGGGATAGAGCAGGGTCTTGGGCGATTGTTCATCCTCGGCCACGAAGTCGCGCAACTCCTCGGTGGGGATGTTCTTGCGCTTGTCCTTGTGGCGGATGGACTCGACAGGCGTTGAGCCGTTGTTTTTTTTCGTGGTTGGTTTCCTGGCCATATTACTTGCTCTCCGTAGTTGTCTTGTTTTTCCCTAAATGTGTTCGGATGAGGTTTGCGGCATCCCACGGGTCGGCGATTTCAATAAAATCCCAACGACCATAGCCGCCGTGGTTGTTGACTGCCGGAACCCAGAGGGTCCGGGCGGTGGCAACTTTGGCCGCCTTGTCTTTCCTCTGCTCGCCCGTGACCTCGATGAGCAGATTCAGCAGGTTATCCATACCGTTTCCGTCGTCAATACAGGCGATGAAGTCGGGAAGGTAGTTCTTCTCTTCGCCGTTCAACACATAGGGGATGTTGAATCCGAGGTTGTGGTTCTTGACGTAGCGAACCACCTCTTTCATATCTTCCAAAACCTGGGCAAGCTTCTGCTCCCATGATCCGGTATCGGAAACGACGTGGGAAACATGGCATTTATCGTCCCGTGTGGCGTAAACCGGGCGCGTCGTGTCGAAATCAACATGGCGGGTCGAGCCAATCGTGTCGTAGGGGCGGAGGATCGGTTTCAGCGCGTGCGTCCCGCTGGTGGAAGCGACGATAGCCTTATAGATGCGGTCGGAGGCATCGTGGGCGAATTCGATCAACAGCAGTAGTTGCTTGAAGGTGTTGTCTTTGAACGTCACGCAATCGGCGAGCCAGCGTCTGGCGATGGCAAGCAGTTGCGGAAATAGCCAGGGTTTGTCGTTGCCGTCGTCGTCTCGAAAATACTTTTCAAGGGTCAGCTTGGCCAGCATGAAGGCGACTTCGTTAGGTCGGCGGCGTTTGAGGTCGTCAAGGGTGTGAATGCTCGATTCGCCGACGATAGGGGCGTTTTCGACTTTGGTGGGAATGTCGGCGGTTGAAAGGGCAAACCTGGAGTCTTCCGTAAAGGTTGCGGTCAGGCGTTCGCCTGCGATGTCATAGCGGTAGCCAAGCAGGCGCGGAAAGGTGATCTCGCAGGCGATCCGGCTTTCGAGGGCGCGGACCCTGGTCGGCAGCGGGCCGGGTTTAGGGTCTTTGGTGGAACCGCTGCATGGAATGAACGAAAACGGCACGCCGTACACCTCGGCATACTCCGGTTCAAACATGTCCTGATCATTGACGGCGTAACTCATCCGGCGCAAGCCGCGGCCTACGACTTGTTCGCATAGAAGCTGCGTGCCGAAGGCGCGGACGCCCAGCACGTGCGTGACGGTGTTGGCATCCCATCCCTCGGTGAGCATGGAGACGCTGACCACGCATTTTACGTGCTCCCCGAGTTTTCCTGCCTTGCCCACGGTGTTCATCACCTCGCGAAGCAGGTCCTCGTCGGTGAGGTTTTCAGCGTCGCGGCCGGGGAAACGGAGTCCATATTCTGTTTTGAAGTCGGCGATTTCCCTGGCGGCGATCTTCTTGAAGTCGGCGCTCATGGCCTCGCCGGATTCAAGTTGCCGGCTGTCAACAAGGATGGTGTTCGGACGGCGAAGCCAGCCGCCTTTGGCGTCGTCATTGCGAAAGATGGGAAGCTGTCCGGCCTGAACAAAAGATTCATCCCCGATCTTCTTCTCCCATCCGGCAATGTAATCGAAGACCAGTTTCGACACGTTGGTGTTGTTGCAAACAACAATGAAGACGGGCGGGGTGATGCCTTTGGCGCGGGCGTCGTCATTTTTCAGCCAAAGGTCGTAGTATTTTTCGTAGTTGCTGTAAAGGCTGTGCAATGCGCCTTGAAGTTCCAGGGGGAGCTTGGGCTCCGCGCCGACCTCCTCGGTCTTTCGGCCCTTCTTGGGAAGGTGCTCGCGGATGCGCAGCCAGAGGTCGCGATAGGTGGGCTGCTCGCCGGTCATTGAATCATCGGCCACAGGCACACGGGGGACCTTCACAATGCCCGCTTCAATGGAATCGATAAGGGAGAAATCGGACACCACCCAGGGGAAAAGCGTACCCTCGGAGTAGCCGGACCCGCGCAGGAAGAAAGGCGTCGCAGAAAGGTCATAGATGGCCTTCATCCCGATTTTTGCTTTAACGGCTTCAATGCCGGAAATCCACACGCGAGCCTCTTCGTCGCGGGTCTTGGCTTCGATGCGATCATCCCCTGTAAGCTTTTCATCCTCCACGTCCGGTTTTCGGCGGTAGCAATGATGGGCCTCGTCGTTCAGGACGATGATGTTCTTCTTGTTGCCCAGTTCTCGGCAGACCCGCCGGACCATCTGGTCCGGGGTTTCGGTGAAGGCGCTCGCTTTGCCTTCCGCCAGTATCGTCTTGGTTATTTTTCCGGCGGCAACCTTCTCACGCAGCAGGAATGCGTGAAAATTCGTTATAAGTATTTTTGCCTGCCCGAGCCTCTCCAGTTCTTGGGCCGGGAGGATGTCGCGTTGATGATAGTAGTTCTGTGGGTCATTGGGGAGCAACACGCGCAGCCGGTCGCGGATGGTGATGCCGGGTGTCACGATAAGGAAGGTGTCTGAAAAACGGGCATCCTGTGGGTTAGCAAGTTTGTTCAGGGTATGCCATGCGATGATCATGGCCATGACAACGGTCTTGCCGGAACCAGTTGCCATTTTGAAGGCCATGCGGGGCAGACCTGGGTTCGATGTATCATTCGCTGCACGGAGTGCGTTTTCGATCCAGCCATCATTGTATTTTTTCGCTACCTCAGTGATGTAGATTGCGGTTTCGAGGGCTTCGACCTGGCAAAAGAAGAGCTTCTTTTCGCGGTCTGGAGCGGTCCAATATGCCAGCAGACGGCTCGTTGTGGGTGTCGTACCAAGATAGCCGCCTTCACGCCAGAGTTTCACACGGGCGCGGATCTGATTGACGAGCTTGTTCTCCTCGATTCGATCTTGCGTCCATTCGGTGTCGAACGACAATTGTTTGGACCCCTTCTTTCGAGGCTGTGCAATCGGGACAAAGTAGGAACTTTTCCGGCGTCCGATCTCGATTTCGTTTGTGATGCCTTCATCGGTAAAGCGAAAATGGCGAGTCGGTTCTCGGAAGGGAGAATTGATGACGGGATTTTCGATGACCACTTGGCTCAT